TGAGGTAAAGCCAGAGCTTTGGTTCTGGAAGGTTGTTGAAGTACCTAGTCCAGCCAAGCCGCCTAAGAGGTTGGCCAAGTTCACAGTTTGTTCTCTCCTGGCCTCTTGCCCTTGCTGTGTCAATCGGGCTTGATCTGCCAATCTTGCAGCTTCCCTGGACTCAATGTCTTTACCTATTGCTTCTTGTAAAGATGGTGCTGTCAATTGTGCTTGAAGCTGTTGCTGTGCAAACTCTGGCGCTCTTTGTCCAGCTGCTATCCTTCGACTTTCTGCCCTGTTAAGAGAATCAGCCAACTGTTTCTGGATTGTCTCTTCCCTCAGTTGTTGCTGACCTTGTTCCAACTCTGCCAAAGCTGTACTCCCAAGACCAAACTGACCTGCTTGTATGGCCTGTGTCTGTGCCTTTAGCTTGTCGGCCTCTGTAAGCCTACGCGCTTGGTTTGCAAGCGCATCAGTCTCAGCCAGGAATAAAGGGTCTTGCCTAGGGTCTGCCAAAGTCCGGTTAAAGTCTTGCTGAAACAGCTGACCAAACTGGGGGGCAAAGCCAGACGAGGTTTGACCTACCTGTTGAAAACCCTGCCTAGCTGCCAAGGTATCAGCTGTGTCTTGTGGGACCAAAGACTGCTCAAACAATACTGGAGCTTCGGTAAAGGTACGCTCCACATTTGGCAACAACCGTTCAAGGAATGGCTCCACAGGGGCAAAGGGTCTTACCTCGCCACTACCACTTGATTGAGACTGTTGAGGTAGTTGGACAACAGCTGGAGGAGGACTACTAAATATACCACCCATATCATAACCTCTTTCGTATAGTTATATTCTTAAACTCGTATCCCATGTGAGCCATTTTCTTTTCCCATCCTCTACGACCAGTCATTTCCCAAAACTCGTAACCCAGGTCTTTGTAGTATTCTTCAATCTTAGGGGTAGCGTTTTCAAAATCAAACTCTCCGCTGATAGCCTCTGCCAGTATACCTATGCTTTGAGGATAGTGTGCGAAGCCTATTACAAAGCACCCCGTGATATCGTTGTTCTTATCGTAGGCAATCCATAAGTCGCTTGTTCCTTTAGAAACACGTTTAACCAGATCATTAGCATTATATATATCAGAACAACGACTACCGTGTATTGACTTCTCGAAATATCCATAACACTTTGACAACTTAGAAACTAAAGAATTGTGTTTATAATTCACAAATTTATAATTTAACCCATGCGGCAGCGGAATTTCTAAAATAAATTCCCTCTCCTGATCCTGGGTTCCAGACAGAGCCATCAGCATATCTTATATCGCCTTGTTGTGGTTTGCTAGGTTCTTCATAAACTACGTCTATATGACCATCTCTTAATAAATCTAATACAGTTTTAATTTGTAAAAGCTGCTCATCTATATATCTAGGAATAGCTTGTAAATCTTGAGGACAAGTTGAAGGATCAAATCTTAAAAATTCAGTCATCTGTCAGACACTACTTCTGCCTCTACAGATATACCAGATAGATCAAACTGGGTATCTGCTTCGCCTTCAATTTTAATAGCTATGTATCTACCCTTTACCCTACAGTCTACCTTAAAGTCTGTACCAATCTCAAACTCTACAGGGTCACTGTAAGATACACCTTGGAACGGTTGTAGCTCTGACCCTACACTTATATTAACTGTTCCTGTACCCTCAATTCTAGGATATATTCTGGTAACTGACTTAACTGCATCTGTCCTACCAGAGTGTAAACCTATGCGCTCTAATTTTGTTAAAAAACTTGTACCATCAAAAGTGGTAGCAGAGTCGGCTAGGTAAAACTTAGTATCATTAGTTCCGCACATTAACAAAGAATCAATAACAGGGTTGTAAGGCTCTTGCGCCCAGTTAAGAATAGACTTTTCCCAAGTTAAGGTAGAAGCTGTCCAGGTGTTTGCCAATGCAGGATTTACAACGCCTTTGGCAATGTAGTTAACCCCTGGTAAATCTCTGGTAGACCAAGTGTTATCCCTATAGTTCCATATTAATGCCGCATCTGGAAAATCATTAGTTGCATTTGTACGGGGATAACATATCCACACTTCTGATTTAATCTTATTGTGGACCATAAAGGTCTTGTGGGCAGCACCTGAGTCAATCTGACCAAACAGGAAAGTTTTAGCCCTATCTTCAATAACGCTATTAATTGAGTTACCGTTGTGTACGACAACATCATCAGTTGTCATTAGAACATGACTACCATTTCCTAGATCAACCACAGCATCTTTGGCGAACAAACCTGTGTCTTTAAACCTTTGCCTAAGTTGGAAGGTAAATGCACCACCGACAAAGTTAAGAGCGTAGATACTATCCTCTAGGTAGATTATCAACTCGTTACCCAGCTGCATAGCATTTAGAATATGTCCCTCAGCTGAGGATATAGAAGTCTCTGCAGATGCAGAAGCTGTACTAGCAGTGTTCCAGGTGTTTGTTCCATTAGTAGCTGCACCAGCTGGAATAGCGTCACTCCACCTAATTGTAAACGGTTTGGCTGTACCAGAGTCAGTTAGGTTAAGAGCTACTAGGTGATTTTTAAACGGTACAATTGCTTTACATTTAAGTGTGCCTGGCCAGTCTGGCAAATCTGTAAATACGCTACCCGCCTGGGTTAAACTTTGTGGTACATCTAATCCGTTAGTTAAGACACATACACCACCAAGAATACCACCACACCAATTGTTTTTAGTTCCTGTCAAAGTTGTATACGCACCACTACTTCTAGTAACAGCTGCATGTGTTGTACCTGTAATTTTATTAAGAGCAGTTGCTGATCCATATATCCAAAGTTTATTACTGCCTTGTACGAAATCAATAGCCCACAGTGGAGCAGCTAATGGTGTGCCTAGAACTTGGGAGTGTCCTAAGATTTTACCAGCTTTGCCATCTACAAATCTAGCATTTTGAACGTCACTGAAAAACGATGGAGGCATGTCATAGGGTGATAAGTCTTTATTAAGAGAAAAACCACCTTGCTTAGAAGATATGTCAAAAATCTGTTTAGCCATTGCCTGTGGTCTCACTAGTTGTCCAGACTACATCTTTAAACTCTGCTAAAGCAATATATTTATCGTTTTCAGTTATTATATTCCCACCGTTTTCTTGTATAATGGTGAAGTCGTCAACAACCCAGTTAGTTCCTCCTGTTTTACTAACCCTATCTCCAGTACCTCCGTCTACTGTAGGTTCTGCAAACTTAGTAGCTACGCTACCCATTACGCACCCCTACGAACCAAAGACCCTGGATCGCCTTGTACAGTCATTGTTAAGACATTACCACCGTATCTTGATTTTTCCTCAGATTCTTGTATTTCTACCAATGTTCTGTTAAATATAGAATCAAATCTTTGAATTTCCCCAGAGTCATTTAAGAATATTGCACCTTCTAGGCAAGCTCCATATAAATACAAAGATGGAAATTCTGATAAAATATTATTAGTTATTACGCTATCCGAAAGATTATTTAATTTATTGTAGTATATTAATTCTATTGTATATTCAGCATCTGGAGTAGGAATAATTTTAATAGACTTACCTAAGCTAGAATAAGCTTTAGGAGAACCACTTACAATCCCACCGTACTCTCTAGTTCCAGATTCTGGAGTAACGTATGATAGAGCAGTAGTGCTACTGGTGCCAACTTTGCTAACACTCCTGAGTTCTATGAGGTCAGCGGGTACATCGTATATATCAGTACCAGACGTTGTAGTAGTTGTCACCCTGCTTACATTTGCCCTTGCCCTCAGTTCTCTGTTAATACGGTTTTCTGTAAGCGTTATAAAATCAGGTATGACACTGGTAAGGTCATCCCTGTTTAGATAGTTTGCCACCGCTGACTTGAGTTCTGAAAACGTGGAAAGAGCCATTACAGTTTACTTTCGTTAGTCCTAAAAAATCTATTCTCAGGATCGTTGAGAAGCTGTTTAATTTTAGGCCAGTCATTTTTATTCATAATGTCCACGCCTAATTCACGCTTCCACTTTTCAATGACCACTAGAGGGATACTGGCTACCTTACGCATACCCGTTGCGTTTTCACCAATGCCATACATAGAGTCGTTGTTCTGTTCTTTTTTATTAAGCTCTAAGATAGGCTTTATATCTTGTACACTATTTAGTATAGCCTTGTCTTCACTATGGTCATACTTAAATGTTGTTTTAATAGGATCGTTCATTTCTTTTTCTTCTTCTTAGGAAAACCAGCTTTCATATTAGCGTATGCTTTAGCAGAAATTGTGCTTTTGCTTTTGGGTCTGGAAGTACCTGCACGTTTGCGTTTATTAATGTTTCTGTATAAAGACATTTTTACTCCTAATAGAGGGAGGGAATTACCCCTCCCCCCGATTAGATTATGCTAAGTCGAGAACAGCACCGTGAGCCTTCTCGTTTTTAACTACGAGAGTATACTCAGCGATAATTGCACGCTGTTCGCCATCAGACGTACTAGCAACTTCACGCTGGAAGAACGGACGTAGGTAAGCTACTCCGTAAAACTCAGGGTCAAGGAGCCAGACATCACGGGAGCGTTGGAAGCGGTTAGGGACAACGGCCATTTCGCCAAAGTCACTAACATAAACATCCATGCCACCAATGATGCGCTGATCGGCTGTATCGGTAAAGTTAGAAACACCACTTGCACCGCCTACACCTACAAAGCTAGAAAACGTCTGCTTCTGGGAAGGAGCCATCATTAAATATTTAATGTCAGCGCCTTCATCATAGGCTGAAACAATTGCTGCTTTCAACAACGTCTCTGTGAAAGCACGGGCTGAACCGTCTGAACGAGCAGCTGCTCCAGCACCAGTTCCTTGAGAAGCATTCGATGCTTTGGAAATGTTGGTATTGATCCATGTGGTCAACGAACCAAGCTTACGAGCAGTGGTATCTGCCGCCATCGCAGCTTTAGCTACGTTAACACCAACCATTGCACGTTCCATGTCACGCTTTAGCTCTTTAGAGCGTTTTGACATTTGGTAAGCAAGCTCTTCCTTGCGACCAGCTTTGGAAACAGCGTCAAGAGTACCCGATACCAAAGTAGTCTTCAAGCTGATTTGGCAAATGTTGCCAACACGGGTAGTTTCCGCTGCTTCGGCTGCAGTTAGTGTTGAGCCTTCTTCGTTAAAGTTATCAGCAGCTGCTGCTAAAGAATCAGTCTGCCATTCGTGGTTTACGGCAATCGCATCACTGCGACCACCCATTGACATAAACGGAGTATCCGTTGGTGAAATGTCATAAATAACATTCTCAAGGTCTTCTCGCAGACCTTTACTAGAGAATGTTACTGTCACACCTGTTGGTTGTGCCATGTTTACCCCTCCTAGGGTTTAAGTGATTAAGTCCAGAAAAACATCTGCAGCATCCCTTTGATTACCTGTTTTCGATAGTCTCTCTCGTTTTGCCTGTACAACCCTTTTGACCTTTTGTGATTTAGTCTGGGGCGTACCTGACTTAACGACCTTGGGAGCAACTTTAACTTTCTTAACCCCTTTAGCTGCATTGTCCTGCATCATTGCTTTGTGCAGTACCAGTACAACTCTGTGGTCACTGATGCTATCTATTTCGTTTTCTGGAAAGCCTAGGCTAAGGGCATAGTTCCGAATGTCAGTCTTTAAATTAGAACCAGGATCAGCATACTCTGGCAAAGCTGCAGAAAGCAATTCAGCTTCCTTCTGCACCTTCTCTGTAAGCACCTGTGTAATCTCAGCCTGATTCTGTTGATGCACCCTTGCACGCTCGTTGTTCAGTTGAGATACCCTATCCTTTGCCTCTTGATACTCTAAACGCTTCTCCATGTATTCCATTGGATCATCGTCTTTGAGTTCTTTCCAGTTAATGTCTTCAAACTGTTGTAGTTGATAGTTTTGGTTTTCAGACATTTGCTCCAGAACTTGCGCGTATTGGTTACGCTCATTCTGAACCGCTTGTAGATTAGCTTCGTAAGCTTTCCGTTGCTCTGCAAGAGATTGCGATTTACGGGTGTAATCTGATTGCCGCTGATAGCCATCTCGTAACTCGTCCAGACTAACCTCAAACTCTTCGCCGTCTACTTTAACAGTGTAGGCTTGTGGGGTTTCTGTAGGAGCTTCCTCGTCAGCTACCTCATACTCTTCTGCTTCTTCAAAGATTTCCTCTTCGGCCTCGTCATTGGCCTCAACTTCAATCTCCTCAGTTGCAGGTTCTTCGATTGTTTGTTCTGGATTAGTGTTCTCCTCACTTCCAAACATGACATCGAACATGTTAAGTTGTGGCTGGGTGACTTCCCCATCGGGATTGGTCGGTGCCTCACTCATTATCTATCTCCGTTTTCAATTTTGTCGCTGTGTATAAAAGCTTGCAGGTCTTCCTTTACGGAACTTAAAGCGTTTAGCTTCATCCAGCAAAATTCTCTTTCTTCTACAGTATCAGCTATGGTCCATTGTGTTATTAAATCGTTACTTAGTGTTTCTAGCATTTCCTTAAACACTGGGTTTTCTAGGACAACACTAGCTTGATTAGCTTTTTCTCTTGCTAAAGTTGATGGGTTGGGCATTATTTTGCTTTTGTTTTTTTCTTAGCTCTATCAGAAAGTTCTGAAAAATGAAACAATCGTTTACTATTTTTTGTATGCCTAGATCCACTATGTAGATCACCATTTGGCATTTTGTGAAAACCTCCTGTATGCTTAGTACCATCTTTAAAATAGTGTGCTACGTTTTTAGCCATTGCTTGCCTATTTAAATAAGTCCTTGAAAAATTTAACTGTACCGTCTACAGCTTTACCCATAGTCTTTAAACTATCTTGTTGGAATTGCATTTTTTTAATAGCAGGACTATTAATATTTTTCACAAAAACTTTTTTTCCATTTATTGTAACATATCCACCTTGTTTAGTACCCATTTTCTTTTTAAATGGCGTTGTCATGGCTAGCACTGACACTCTGTACAGCCACATTCAATTCTGTTTCCTAATTTCTTTTTCTTTTTCTTGTTAGGCTTTTGATTGTAGGGTTCTTTTGGGGGCATTGTATTCTCCTACCATTTCTTGCAAGACCAGTAGCGTGCAGTTAGCTTACTGGGTGGGTTGGAATCGCAGCGGTGCCTAGCTCTAAAGCTTTTACGCCGCTTGGGTTGATCTTTCTTAATAGACATATTTGGATCACCAAATCGAATCAGGCGAACCGTACTGCCTTGCTTTGCCAATACAGCAAACTTCTTATTCTTACCAGGGGTACGTTTGGGCTTGTTGTATCCTGAGAACTTCTCACCTCTGTAGTCTACTGCCATAGTTAGGTCTTTATAATAAAGTTAATGGGCTGTACTTTTAAAACAGCTGTACCTGCAGATGCGGTAGCTGTTTGTGAAGTACCTAGGACAAAACCACTTCCGACACCTACTGGAAAAAATGTTCTAAAATCTGGAAGATTAAAGTTACTACCAGACCCGCCAAAAGTAGTTCCTATTACCCCAAACAAGGCTGAAAATGTGCTGGTTGATATAGATGACCCATCGCATAAAAGCCAATCATTTAATCCGCTGATGGTCTGGGTTGTAGGGGTTGTGTTAGATGCGTACATCATAACACTACCAGTTTCAAATCCTAATTTGTTCAGTTGAGCAGATGTGGGACTAACCGCTGTTGTAGCCAAGTTGGGAAATTGAGATTGAAGGACAGACTTTATTAATCGTATGTGATCGTCGCCTTCGGATATGTTATCACCAGCTGCAGGGTTAGATGTACTTAGCTGGCTAATAAAGGTGGCAGATTCTACCG